TGGACTTACCATCCACATCAAGAATTGTATTTGATAGGACTTCATTACCAAAATGTACAATATCAGCATCAGTTGAAACTTTTGTAAATATACCATCAACGAGTGGTAGTTTAAATGCTGTAACAGCCTCATCGCTTGTATACTACAAAAAATCAAATTGGGGTGACCAAATCTCAATAGAACGTGTTAGTGGTACGTCTTTCAATGGTGAAATGAAAAGTGGTTCAATCTATTTAGATTTTGGTACGACTACATTATTTCCGAGACTAACTGGCCAATCGCAACCAACTCGATTCACATCAAGTATTACTGATGTTTACTCTACGAACGTATTACGGATTCAATCACCAATAACTCAAAGTGATAATAGAAGTTCTAAATCAGTTCATACATACGACTATTCAGATGGTGTGGTTTCTGCTAGTATTTCTTATTATTCAACCGCATCATATGTAGCAACTCAAAACCAAGTTTCCTTTGCTAATATCACATTAACAAATCTTGAACCATCGGTTGGTAGTGTTTATTCAATAAACACATTAATAAAATCAAAAGGGCTGTCTGGTGATTTCCAAATCATTGGAAGCACCAGAGTTCCATTAACAGGTAGTCAGTATTTTAGAGTTCCAATTCCAACCGAACATCTAAACGACCCAAAGACTGTTAAACTACAATTTTTAAATGTCAATGGTGATATATCAGATTATTCATTAATAGTAGATAATATTGTATTTCCTGGCGGTAACGTTTATATCGCAGGTAACCAATCTATAATCACAGGTTCATTTTATATTGGAAACACAATTGGAAGTGGTATAGAACTTGCTGGAGTATCGAGTGGATTTTTACGTTCGGTTGGATATGAAGGACAAACATCAGCGTCACTTGGAATTGGACCTGGTGGGTTTATAATCTATAGTGGTAGTGGTGCTCTACAAGTTGGTGCTGATACACTTCAAGGTGTTGGTATGCAGTTGGTGGGGCCAAATGATAACGCTCACTTAATATTCTCGACTGAAGATGGTGGTAGTCTTGATATTAAAGCTGAAAAATTCTTCATTGGTACAACCGGGTCACAATTCATAAGTGGGTCTGAAGGTAATATTGAAATTAGTTCATCGTTATTTCACCTTGACCCTCAAAACAATTTATTGATAATTGGGGCTGATGCTGTAATCAACGCAAATTTATCGGTCAACCAATTATTTACACCCGCCACAATTGGTGGTGCTCCATCGAATATAAACAACGCATCATCTTCAATAACTTCACAAGGTTTTGCCAAATTTGTATCAGCAAGTATTGGTGGTTGGAGTGTAAACACTGGAAGTATTTTTAGTACAAACCTTGATATCAATTCAAGTGGTAAAATTCAAACACGAGATTTCGCAAGTGGAGTTAAGGGTTGGAAGATTGGTCAAGATGGTAAAGCCGAATTTGAAAACATATCAGTCAGAGGTACATTAAAAACAACAACCTTTGAGAAAGAATCAGTAAACGCTGTTGGTGGTCAATTATACATTGCTAACTCAACAACATTAAGTGGTTCGGCTGTAGTTACGGCTACAACCATATCATCATCGATAATTACTTCATCTACAAGTTTACCAAGTGGATTTGGTAACGAAATTGGTAAAGACTATGTTAACTATAGTGGTACTGATTATCTATTAGTATCAAAAACAGATTCAACTCATTTTACAATTGGTACTCCAATATATGCTAATGCTGCTTTAGCTACCTTATATTACTCACAAAGTAATACAAATACAAGTATAACAGTAACTGCGTCTCGTCAAATACAGACATTGGTAAATACATATCTTCAAGCACAAACGGATTTAAAAAACGATTACTATGGTAATGAATCCGATTTTGAAGTAAATAACTATACAGCACAATTACCATCATCAAACATACCCACGTCTTCGTTTGTCGGTAATTTGTTGGACTTGATTACGTCACCACCATCACCCATATTTCTCGATGGTGGTAGTCCGAGTGAAAATGCTCGTGGTAATATAACAACTATATCGGCCGGTGTTATTACGATAGCGTTTGACGCAGGATACACGTTTGACCCAAATGCTGCTCCAATAAGTACCGGTACAAAAATCGCTATATCGTATACGTCAGCTTCGTACTCTTCATCAATAACCTCATCAAATATAGTATCTACGTTGGGTGGGTCATTTCCTGTGTCAATAGCTGAGAAGGGTAGAATTACATTTGATGCTGGTGGCACTACACGAACATATCCTATTCTTGAAAGAATAAATGCTGCAAACATAAAAATTGATACATCTTCAATTCAAGCACCATTACAAACAACTTACACTTCAAGTGTAATTATTTATTCAAGTTCTACAAATACATCTGCGACTATAACAGCCGGAAGCCAGAGTAATATTGATACGCTTTATACAACCATATCACCCTCGGCAAGTATTTTTGTTGTAGACAACGTTACGGGATTTGTTAATGGTGAAATTCTTGTTCTTAAAAAAGTAACGGATACTGGATTTGCTACTGAATACGTTTTAGTAAACACATCATCGAGATTAGACCCATCAAGTGGAACTGACTTTAAAGGATATCTATACGTTACTCGTTCATATGGTTATGGTATCACGGGAGATTCATCATCATTAGGTGATGCTCCTGCCATTTCACAATCATATGAGGCTGGTCAAGTTTTAGTATCTACTGGTAAATTAAACACCGGGTTTATTCGTATAAATGCAAATCCAAATGACCAAGCTACCCCGTATATGGATATTGTGGAACGAACTGGTAGTGGAATTTATGATGTTGAGTTAAAAGCACGTTTGGGTGACTTGAGTGGTTTGGCTGGAAGTAATATGGTATTTGGTAATCCAAATCCGGGATTTGGTCTTGCTACTGATAATGTGTATCTTCAAGGTGGTATAACCGCTACGTTTGGTTCTATTGGTGGTTATGGTATTTCAACAAATACAATCAGTTCATCCAATGGAAATATCATATTAAGAGACAATGGTCAGATTACAGCATCCGCTGCTTTGATTAGTGGTAGTGATGTTACAATTGCTGTTGATAACTTTGTATTGAACTCAACAAACTTTAAAGTAAAATCCAATGGTGATATCACAGCATCAAATGCTTTACTGAATGGTGGACAAATTGGTGGGTTTAGATTAACCGATACTGCGATATCTTCATCAAATGGATTATTATCTTTAAAATCAAATGGGCAAGTAACTGCATCAAATGCTTTATTGGATGGTGGTATTGTTGGTGGATTTGTTCTAAATCAAACGTCAATAAGTTCGTCCGCTAAACAAATATCAGGTTCATTTTCCACTCCAAATTTGGCATTAAAATCGAATGGACAAATTACAGGGTCAAACGTACTTATAGCTCGTGTTATTGAAGGTACTTACTACACGCTCATAGACACCACAAATGGTTTGGTCGATGCAAGAAATGTTGGTAGACAAATTGTAAGTGATTATCATGGTATGACATTAGTAGGACAAGATACACCTGTGTATGTAAGTTCATCTGATTTGTATTTTCCAGTGCATATACTTCCTGGTGAAAATAAACTATTATGGGCGTTTACATTGTATGGTGCTAAAGGTGGAGCAAGTGCAGTAACACATGGCAGTCGAATAACAATATCAAAAGCAATCACAGGTTCATCTACAACTGATAGTTTATTTGATACTTGGGAAAATGAAACGATACTTGGTACATATACAATAGCATCATCAGCAGCATTTCCTGAAAGAAGTTTTTCGGGAAATGTATATCCAACAGGAATGGAAATTCCATCAGACTTTCAAGGTAAGTATTGTTTGATAAAAGTTTTAGGTTATTCAAATGTATCAAGTGGTACGCCTGATGGGAATACTAAAACTTATATACGAAATGTAACTTTAACCGCTACACGAGCATTCTCCGCCGTGTATAACGGATTTAATGAAGCCTCGTTGCCATCGTAAATATAAAGGAAATTTAATATGACAGAATTCGCTAAATCGGGAACATATTCGGCCGGACTTTATTCGAAGTTTTATGACACTAATATATTTGGAGCTGATACAAGCTGGACTTCATACACTCCAGAGTGGTCAAGTGCTGGAACACAACCATCAATTGGTAATGGTAGTAGAACTGGTAAATACAAAGTAATTGGTAAAACTTGTTTTGTGAGAGGTAATATAGTAATGGGTTCGACTACCACATTTGGTACGGGCGAGTGGTATGTGTCAATGCCACTTACAGCATCAAACGCTGATGCTATTTTGATGACTGCACAATTATTAGATAATTTAAGTGCTTGGTACAATGCAACCATAAATGGTGCTCGTGCTGGGTTTAGTTATAAAACAGCAATACAATACCAAGCGACTGGTGGAACTGCTAATGATGTAAACGCAACTCAACCATTTACATGGGTAAGTGGTGATAGATTTCTTTGGAATGGTTCATATGAGATTGCATAGAATTATAAAATAGATACTTATTATTATGGGAAATATAATTAAAGAATGGGTTAAGTCCGTAATCGTTGAAGCTAATATTAAACGAGAGGTTGTTGTTTATGCTGGTAGATTCCAACCATTTCACAATGGTCACTATGCAACATACTCACATCTTGTTAAAAAATTTGGTAAAGAAAATGTCTTTATAGGTACTTCAAATCAACAAGGTGGGCCGAGACATCCATTTAATTTCAAAGAGAAACGTGAGATAATGGTAAAGATGTTTAACATCCCATCATCACAAATTGTTCAAGTAAAAAATCCATATGCTCCGACTGAAGTCATTTCAAAATTTGACGAAAGTTCTACCGCTTTTATCACTGTAGTTGGTGAGAAAGATGAAGCAAGGTTAGGTGGTAAGTATTTTAAAAAATACGATGGTAACCCTGAATTTGGATATAAAGAGCATGGATATGTTTATGTATCACCAAAACAACCAAATGCTATAAGCGGAACGGATGTTAGGAACTGGTTATCAGCGTCTGAAGATTCTCAAAGAAAAGCTGGATTTAAAAAAGCTTATCCAAAATTTGACCCTAAAATTTACAATCTGATTTCAACTCGATTATTAAAAGTGGAATCGATAATGGAAGAGTTCTTTAAAAGATTTGACATCAAGTCTTTGTTAGAAGGAGCTACATATGGAGCTGAAGCTGGTGAACCCGACACCATGTTTGTTATGCCGGGAAAAACTCGAAAACTTGGAGTAAAAAATCCCGGTCAAAAGGATGATGTCTGGTTTGTAAATGGTGGTTACACTCAAATGCACTTTCCAAAAGCTGATGTTATCATTTCACCCGATGCTAAAGGTAGTTCTGATTACTATCAATATTCTTCCAAAAGAAATATTAGAAATAATACTGATTTAGAAATACCACCCGTAAGTGATGATTTCACCACAGCCCAATCGGGAAGAAAAGAAGTTGATGTTCAAGATTTAAAAAAAGAACATGCGATTCGAATTGGGTATGAAATCATAGAATATTCCATTGGAAAATTACCCCTTACTGAAAACTCCACAAGTATAGCTTATAATTTAGGTATGGAATTTTTAAACTTTTTAGATGAGGATATTACTATTCCAATTAACATAGGTGACACTGTACTTGGTGGTAAATTTAAAAACAAAAGAGTAGTCGTAAAATCAATTGGTAAAAATGAAAAGGGTGATATCACAATTAATGATAAACCACTTCTTAAATTCAGATTGATTGATAAACTTGACGAAGGTATGTTAATGGAAGGTGGTGCTTATGGACATATGGCTCACCCATTTGATACTGAAATGAATCTCACGTTTGGTGATTTAAAACAAATCATTAGTGGTGCTTTAAATGGTGAGTTGGAACTTGCCAGAGAAAAAACCGATGGTCAAGCTCTTGCCATTTCATGGAGAGATGATAAGGGTGGGTTGATTGCTGCTAGAAATAAAGGACATCTTGCTAATCGTGGTGAGAAAGCTCTTGATATTAGTGGAGTTGCAAGTAAGTTCCAAGGTCGTGGTGGTCTTACCGATGCTTACAACTTTGCCATGAAAGATTTGACATCGGCTATTAAAAGTTTGTCAAAGGCTCAACGAGATAAGATATTTAAACAAGGTGCAAAGTTCATGAACCTTGAAGTAATATGGCCTACGTCCGTTAACGTAATCCCATATGGCCAACCTCTTTTGGTATTTCATAATACAACCGAATATGATGAGAGTGGTGTGGCTATTGGTGCTGAGCAAAGTGATGCTAAAGTATTGGCTGGTATGATTAAACAAGTTAATGCTGACGTTCAATCAAAATATACAATCCAAGGCCCACCTGTACAACAATTACCAAAGTCACAAAAACTTACATCATTAAAGTCAAAGTTTGAATCTCAACTTGGTAAGTTGCAAAAGCAATTCAATTTAAAAGATACGGATGGTGTAGCTGAATATCACCAGAGATGGTGGGAAAATTATGTTGATACAAAATCACCATCTACAATTGACAACAAAACAAAAATGGGTCTTGTAAAACGATGGGCTTTCTACGACAAGTCATTCCGATTGGATAGTAAAAATATAACCGATTCTAAAGTATTAGAATGGGCTCAAGGTGTCGACAAGAATGACCATGCTAAAATTGCAAAAGATAACATTAGACCATTTGAAGATATTTTCTTGGGTGTGGGTGCCGAGGTTCTTTCGTTTATGTCATCTGTATTGACCGTCAACCCCGATACAGCCGTTCGTAACATGAAAGACCGACTTGACCAAACAATCAAAGATGTTCAGAAATTAGGTGACCCTAAAAAGATTGCAAAATTAAGATTAGAATTAGAAAGACTTGCTGCTATTGGTGGTAAAGATAAGATTGTACCAAATGAGGGTATTGTCTTTGTTTATAAAGGAAACACTTACAAACTCACTGGCACATTTGCACCATTGAATCAGATACTTGGTCTTTTCTATGAATAATTTTTTATATTTATATAATGAAACAAAAAAGTTATGGCAAACGATAAATTAAAAAATGTAAAAGCGGTCAAAGAGATGTTGGCCGGAACTCACAAAACACAAACTCGTAAAAGTATTACATTTGGTGAAAGTGTTGACTATGTAAAACGTGAAGTTGGTGAACAATGGTCAGACGAAGAGGGTAATTTGTGGGAACAAAAAAAAGGTTACAAAGTTAAACTTGGTAAACTTTCAGATTTAAGAAATGAACTAAAAACATTTCCAAATTGTCCAAAAGAAACGTGCACTTGTAAAAAACCATCAAGAGCTGATGAGAAAATGAAAGCTTTTCATGGTATGTGTTTGGATTGTGTAATTGATATGGAACATCAGTTGCAAATTCAAGGTAAGTACGAAGAATACGAACGTGAGAAAATATTAAACAATGCAAAAGCTTGGTTAAAACAAGCTGAAGTTGAAAAAGAAGTTTTAAAAGCCGGATTAAGAACTCAATATATAAATGAAGATGGTTCATTTGAAGATTGGTCTGGTGGTATGTCATTTGAGGAATTTGAAGCAAAGTTAGATTCCGATTTTGAAAAATTTAGAACCGAATTTATAGCAAAATTAGAAAACCCAACCGAAACTAACGTATAGAATACGAAAGTGTAATAAACTACCTATTTATTTCTTGAGGGAGACATATTATGAGATTAAAATCACTTATAACCGAATCTAAAAAAGTCAATGAATCCACCATGGGTGAAATTGATATTATGGTTCAAGAAGCAGAAACCTTTCAAGATTTCGTAAAGGAATTTAAAAAAGAATTTCCAAACTTTGATTTGACCAAAGACGCTCTTGTCTGGTTAAAGGGTATGTATACCAACAATAAAAGAAATGAATCGGTAATCAAAGAATCCAACTATAAAGTTTACCACAATACATATACTTCAGCGATTCAAACCGCATTGGAATATGCTAAAAAAGCTGGGTACGACTTTGATGATGACGAAACTTCACGAGAAATTGGATTAGGTCCAAAAAAACCATCGGAAGGAAAAACCAATAGATTTATAATCTCCCTTACAAAAGGTGGTAAACCACAACGTAAAGCTTTACAAATTCAAGTATACGGAATGCGTAACGCATATGAACTGAACGTTTATATTTCATAAGGAATCTAATGGGTACTAAAAAAGATTTATATGTTAAGTTGGTAGAATCTCTCCAAAAATTACAAGAAGAAAACGAACCCACAAACCCAGCTCTTTGGTCAAGAGCCGTTGCTGCTGCTAAAGCTAAATATGATGTGTATCCATCTGCGTATGCTAACGCATTTGCTTCTAAATGGTACAAAGAAAAAGGTGGTAGTTGGAAAACCAAAAAAGAATCTATAAGTGAAGATAGCCCATGTTGGGATGGCTATAAACAAGTGGGTATGAAAATGAAAAACGGAAAACAAGTACCAAATTGTGTACAAGAAGGTTCTACATTTAAAATTACAAATACAATTACTAAAAAAGAATGGGCTAAAACGCCAAAGGATTATAAATCGGTAATTGATGGTGTACATTATGTAATGAAGATGACCGATAAAGGCACAGCATTAGTTCCTGTTAAGATTGTTGAAATGACAGTAACCGAAGCAAATGTTGGTGATTTCGAGATTGGTGATTTTGTTCATTTTAAATCTAAAAACAAAACCGGAATGGTAATGAAGATTAGTGGTAACAAAGTTACTATTAATACCCTTAATGGACCTTTTACTGGTGATATTAAAGATATTCAAGTTTTATATCAAGATGGTGTTGAAGAATCACACAGCGGTGACCCAAATGACCGATATGTTGTTAGACCATGTAAGAATCCAAAAGAACCATGGGCTGTATGGGAAGGTGAAGTTAGGGTAAAGGGATTCGCTACCAAAGAAGAAGCCCAAGCATTTGCAGACGCAAAAAACAAAGAACAATTTGGTGAGGTTACTGATTCTGAAGAAGAAGATTTTCATATGAAGCTTGACAAGTTGGTTCATTCCACATTTGGTATGAGTCCTGACGAAGAAAAGAACGAAGCAACTACATCAGATGTAATCAAAGATTTAGATAAAGTAAAAAATGATTTACTTAAAAAAATCGAGGTATTGATTGCTAAAAAGAAAAAACTTTATTCCGATGTTGACATCGAATCTCCAATGAGTGATGATGAAAAAAAACTGGATAAAGAAATTGCAGATTTATTCTCAAAAATCAATCAATTAGTTCTTCAGAAACGAAACTTGAAAAAAGAATCTGTAACTGAAGGTAATGCTTTTACCGGCGCTTTGTTTAAAGCTCGTCAAGAAGGATTGACCGAATTCGAATTTAACGGAAAAATGTATCCTGTTAAAAAGCTCGATGAGGAATCTGATGAAAAAGAAGAAAAGTTAGAAGAATCAAAAACTAACATTCTTAAAAAAATCATCAAAGAAGAATATCACGCTATTAAATCATTCATGGAACAAAATGGTATGGAGATTGGTAAAGTCTATTCTAATCCCGTAGCAAAATCATTCATCAAAGAAGATGAAGAAGAAGTTGTTGATGAGTATGATGTTGAAAACTATGAAGAGACTGTTGATTTCAAAGAGTTTTTAGAATCTTACATGAAATCTGAAAGAGCCGAATTGCGAGAGTTGAAATTTAAATCAGCCGGCGTTAAAGAATTACTTACTACAATTTTCAACAATAAAAATCTATTACCTAAACTTGGATTTAAGACATTCAAAGAAGTTCTTGAATTCATAAAGTTTGGTGACCAAGAAGAACAAGCTGAACTCGAAACAAAACTTAAAAAGTTAGGCGTTCAAGTTCCTGTTTTTGAATCCAATCTAAAAGAAATGAATCTTGCTTCGGCTGGAGTTAAAGAAGTGTTGAAACAATTATATTCTGATAAGAAGCTTGTACAATATTTGGGATTCAAAGACTTTAAAGGTGCTGTCTACTTTATCAAAAATGGTATGTGGTCAGACTTTGAAGAACTCCGTGATGATATTGCAAAATACAAAAAACAATTGGGTGAGGCTGAATACCAAGGTCGTAAAGTAAAACTTGGTAAGATTATGCAGGGTGATGTTAAGAAGTTCAAAGTATACGTTAAAAACGACAAAGGTAATGTTGTTAAAGTAAACTTTGGTCAAGGTGGTGATGCTAAAGGTGGTACTATGAGAATTCGTAAGAATAATCCAGAGGCTAGAGCATCATTCAGAGCACGTCACAATTGTGATAGTCCAGGTCCAAGATGGAAGGCTCGTTATTGGTCTTGTAAAAAGTGGTAATTTATTAATTTGAAAACAATACTTATTGTAAACAAGTTTTGATGAAGGCTTACCACGTCTACATAATTCGTAACAGAGAACCAGAGACATTTGAATTAATAACTCATATGTATTCTTGTATAAATCACAGGAACGTCAACCCAGATGTTCCATTGTCTTTAATAACGGATTCAAAAACAAAAGAATTCTACGATAAATGGAAAATCACAAGTTTATATGACGAAGTGATTACAAATTTCTTTGACGACTACCCATATGATAGAATATCTCATAATTTTTGGGCGTCTCCAAAGATTTGGGCTATGGGTAAGTTAAAAGCTCCATTTATTATACTCGATACTGATTTACTATTACACAATCCGTTAAGTACATACACAAATTGTGACCTTGCGTATCTACATAGAGAGACTAGCGTCTCATATCCAAACATTTTTGATGTACATGGGCCGGAAGGGTTTGTTTGGGACGATGATATGTTGAAATCGTTCAGAAACACCCAACCGATGAATTGTGCTGTAATTGGTATGTTTAATGATTCGTTCAAATCTGATTTTGTGAAACGTTATTTTGATTTTGTATTGGATTCGAGTGGTGATGTATCATATGCTACCGAACATTCACATAGAATGCAACCATTATCATCAGCACAAATAATGATGGAACAATGGTTCATCGCTGCTCTTGCTAATTATTGGACATATGTTTTAAATGTTCCAATAAAAACACAAGCGGTGTGTAAAGTTTTGTATTCATCTGAAGGATTCTTTACATATGATATGGATATGGGTCATGATGTTGCTTCTCCTGAATTAAACAATACATTGTATCACTTATGGGGCGCTAAACAATATCAAAACGACAAAACCCATGAACTACACATCTCAACCCGAGATATGTTATATGGTGGTAAACACCTTGTCGAGTCGAGTTCTCATTATAACATTCTAAAAGAACCATTTGACAAATTGTTGACCGATTTATTTAATTAATTAAAAATCAATATTTATTTTAAAATAGGAATATTATGAAAACACTAACAAAAATTTGGAATTGGATTTTGGGTAAGACAAACATTGACGAAAAGGTCATGGAAACTGTATCCCAAGTTAAAAAAGAAGTTGAAGTTGTTAAAGAACAAATCAACGTTGTAGAAAAAAAAGTTGTTGAGACTAAAGCTGCTGTAAAAGAAGTTAAAAAGTCAGCTAACAAACCTAAAGGTTCTGCAAATGCTTCTGCCGGTCAAGTTAAACCAAAGAAGAGATACTATCCAAAGAAAAAAGGCTCATCTGCAGCCTCTGCTGGTAAAGTAACCAAGTAATGAAACTTAAATCACTACACATTGTAATCATTGTAGCGGTGGGTCTTTTGTTGGCTCAACATTTATTCATGTCAAATTCTTATAAGAAAGAGTACATGAAGATGCTCAAACAACAAGAAGAAACTGCCAAACAAGAAATCCAAAGATTGCAGAGTAGTGTGGATTCATTGAAAGTTGTAAACTCTGAAATTGATAAAGAGATTGCAAAAGTGGATGCACAGCTTGATGCAAAAGATTCTCAAATTAAAAAACTAAAGAAACAACATGAAAAAGACGTTGCTAAGTTTAATTCTATGTCTGATGACGAGCTCACATCTGCTTTCACAGACGCATTCAAGTGATTCTACTCTAATTGCAGTTCCAAGACACACTTTGGAAAAAGCATTGGTCATAAAGGCTAAGTACGAACTATGTGATGCTGAACTAATCCTTGTAAAGGATAAGGTTGTATTGCTGGAAAAAAAAATCGAATTAAAAGATTCACAAATTGTGAACTTAAATAAGATTGTAAAAGATGTAGAATCTATTGTTGTTGAAAAAGACAAAATCATAGAGATAAAAGAATCTGAAATCAAAGTTTTAAAATCAGAAAAACGAAAAAAGTATTTTAGTGGATTAGCGACCGGTGGTAGTATTGGTATTTTGGCTATGACATTGATATTTTTATTATAAAAATTACCTATGGCAAAAACTTTAAAGGAAATGATAAGGGAAGAGTACATTAAGTGTGCGAAAGACCCTGTATATTTCTTTAAAAAGTATTGTTACATCCAACACCCACACCGAGGTAAGATTCTATTTAATTTGTATCCGTTCCAAGAAGACTTGATGACGGACTTCAACGATAATAGATTTAACGTAATCCTAAAATCACGTCAGTTAGGTATCTCGACATTATCCGCTGGATATTCATTGTGGTTGATGTTGTTTCATGAAGATAAAAACATATTGGTAATTGCAACTAAACAAGAAGTAGCGAAAAACCTTGTTACAAAAGTTAGATTCATGCACGATAGTTTACCAAGTTGGTTAAAGAGTGAAACTGTCGAAGATAATAAATTATCATTAAGATTACGGAATGGTTCTCAAATTAAAGCAACGTCTGCCGCAGGTGATGCTGGTCGTTCTGAAGCATTGTCAATGTTGATTATTGACGAGGCTGCGTTTATTCAAAATATTGAGGATATTTGGACATCTGCTCAATCAACCCTTTCTACTGGTGGTAAAGCTATCGTACTTTCAACTCCAAATGGTGTTGGTAACTGGTTCCACAAGATTTGGTTGAAGGGTGAGAATGGTGATAGTTGGAATCCGATTAAACTTCACTGGACTGTACACCCTGAACGAAATCAAAAGTGGAGAGATGACCAAACCAAACTCCTTGGTGATAAAGGTGCTGCCCAAGAATGTGATTGTGACTTCATCAGTTCAGGTTACACAGTTGTTGACCCATCTATTTTAACATGGTATACTGAAACCTATATAAAAGACCCTGTGGAAAAACGTGGGTTTGATAGTAACTATTGGATATGGGAATATCCGAATTATTCTCGTGATTATGTAGTTGTAGCTGACGTTGCCCGTGGTGATGGGCAAGACTATTCGGCATTTCACGTTATAGATGTAGAGACAGTCGAACAAGTAGCCGAATATAAAGGTAAAATTGAAACCAAACAATTTGGTGCCATGTTAACTTCTATTGCTGCTGAATGGAACAACGCAATGTTAGTGATTGAAAACGCAAATATTGGTTGGGCTGTAATTCAAGAAGTAATTGACCGAAATTATACCAATCTATATTATTCATATCGTGAAGTTGGATATGTTGACGAGGATGTTCATCTTCGTAAAGGTTGGGACTTGAAAAAGAAAGAGGACATGGTTCCTGGTTTTTCTATGACATCAAGAACTCGACCACTTGTGATATCAAAGTTAGATACTTACATGAGAGAAAAGGCACCAATCATTCATTCTAAAAGATTGATTGATGAATTGTTTGTTTTTATTTGGAATGGGTCAAGAGCGGAAGCTCAACAAGGATATAATGATGACTTGGTAATGTCATTCTCCACAGGTCTTTGGGTAAGGGATACTGCATTAAAATTAAGACAACAGGGTATTGATTTAACAAGAACAGCTCTGACTCACATTGGAAAATCAAACACAGGTGCTTACAATTCAAGACTTGGTAATAAAAATCCATGGGTTGTTAAGGATGGTCATGGTAACGACCTTGACATGACTTGGATTCTTTAATTTGGTAGTTAAGTTTATTTTTTGTATATTTATAACTTGTAAGAGTATACAAATTAGAGAAACACAATATGGCAGATAATTCAATATATGGTAGACTGAAAAAATTATTCAACACCCAAGTAGTCGTTAGACGAATTGGTAAGGATAAAGTTCAGACTGTCGATACTCAAAGACTCCAATCTCAAGGTAATATGAGACAAAGCTCGTATTATGACCGATTTGGTAGACTACATTCGTCTCGTAGAAACTGGGAAACCTATAATCAACAATTCAATTACTATTCTAATAAATTGGAATTGTATACCGATTATGAATCTATGGACAAAGACTCAATCATCGCTTCGGTTCTTGATATTTACTCCGATGAATGTACTTTAAAAAATGACATGGGTGATGTTTTACGAATCAAATCATCCGATGAGAATCTAAAGAAAGTTCTTCACAATTTATTTTACGATGTTCTGAATATTGAATTCAACCTATGGGCTTGGATTCGTGGTATGAACAAGTATGGTGATTACTACTTACACCTTGACATTGAACCTGAAGTTGGTATTGTAAACGTATCACCAATGTCTACATACGAAGTAGAACGTGTTGAAGGATTCAATCCTGACAATCCGTATGAAGTTAAGTTTAAATTAAGTTCAATGTCATCCGCTCCAAACTCATATAACATTATGGGTAAAGCTAGAGAGGGTGTTGAATTTGATTTCTATCAAGTAGCTCACTTCAGACTTATGGCTGACTCAAACTTCTTACCATATGGTCGTTCTATGTTAGAGCCAGCTCGTAAGACTTGGAAACAATTAACTCTTATGGAAGATGCTATGATGATTCATCGTATCATGAGAGCTCCCGAGAAAAGAATCTTCAAAATTGACGTTGGTAATATCCCACCTGGTGAAGTTGACCAACACATGAGGAACATCATTGACCAAATGAAGAAAGTTCCATACATCGACCAGAATACCGGTGACTACAACCTTAAATTCAATATGCAGAATATGTTGGAAGACTATTATCTTCCTGTAAGAGGTGGTCAAAGTGGAACTGAAATCGATTCGTTGAGTGGTATGGAGTTCGGTGGTATTGATGATATCGAATATTTAAAAAATAGAATGATGGCTGCTTTAAAAGTTCCTAAAGCATTCATCGGATACGAAGAAGGTGTTGAAGGTAAAGCTACACTTGCTCAACAAGACATTAGATTTGCACGTACTGTTGAACGTATCCAAAAAATTGCTGTTTCTGAACTTACAAAGATTGCAATAGTTCACTTATATACTCAAGGTTACGAAGGTGCTGACCTTGTAAACTTTGAATTGGAGTTAACGACTCCATCTGTTATCTACGAACAAGAGAAAGCCGCTCTTTGGACTGAAAAAACAAGTTTAGTTAGTTCAATGAAAGAGTTAAAAATGATTTCTCAAGAATGGATGTATAAAAACATCTTTAATATGTCAGATGATGAGTGGAAACTCGAACAAGCTAAAGTTATCAATGACTTAAAACTTGGTTTCAGACAAGAACAAATCGTAAATGAAGGTAATGATCCTGTTAAAACTGGTGAATCCTTTGGTACACCACATGATTTGGCTGTAGTATCACAACAACCTGCTGAAGAAGAGGGTGGTTCACCGGAAGGTGGATTTGAAGGTGCTGGTAGACCAACTGAAGGTGGTACATATGGTACTGATGATGCTAATATGGGTCGTGACCCGTTGGGTAAAAAGACCGATGTTGGTACTGATTCAGCATATCACACATTTAGAGGTTCGCCGAACACATTAGAGTCCTTAAAAAAGTCTATGAGTAAGGTTAAGACCAAAAAAATGATAATTGAATCGTTAAAAACTGAAGAAGAACCAAAAGAGTTTGATATGTTGGATGAATCTAACTTGTTAGACGATACGATTTGAGTATAAGTGTAATATTTATAAAGTAGAAACAAAAGAGAAAGTTTAAGATGACGAAACTTAAACATAGTAAATTTAAGAATACGGGTATCCTATTTGAATTACTCGTAAGACAAATCGCTTCAGACACATTAGCGGGTAAAGACTCTCTTGCCCTTGAAATTATTAAAAAACATTTCAAAAAAGGAAGCGAATTAAGTAAAGAATTGAAATTATATCAATCTCTGACAAAGGAAACCTTTGATTCACAATATAAAGCTCAAGAATTTGTAAATATTATTTTACAAGAACGTGGGTCGTTGACCGAGACTACTTTGAAGAGACAAAAATACAACTTAATTAAATCCATCAAAGAATCTTTTGTGATGGAAGACTTTTTTAAGTATCGTGTATCAAACTATAAGCAATTGGCTTCTATATACAAAGTGTTTGAGTACACACAATCGGTTTCACCAAAAGAATACGTTGATTGTAAAACGAATATCCTTGAAACCATCACTACAAAAGATGTAGAAATCATTTCAGAATCAGCAACTACCAAAGAATACGCTGAACAACCTAAAGAGGTTCGTATGTTGGCTTACAAATTCTTGGTTGATTCGTTTAATTCAAAATATACAACACTTTCAGAATCTCAAAAAAAGGTACTTCGTAATTATATCAATAATGTCGATAATTCTAACAATTTGAGAAAGTTTGTGTTATCTGAAGTTAAAAAGTTAAAGTCCGAATTTGCTAAAGTAAAGGTTACTGATAAGGTTGCAAGTATTAAGGTAAATGAGACTGTTAATTTAATTGATAATATTTCAAATTCAAAGGTAATCAACGAAAATCAAATTTTATCGTTGTTAAGATACCATGAATTGTTACAAGAATTAAGGAGAGTATCTAATGTCTAAATTTTTATTAGAACAACTTGACTTAAAATTTAAGCAATTCGAAGAAGAAGAGCTTGAAGAGGCAAATGTCACTGGAAATATGGATGGTGGCGCTGGACCCCCACGGACTCCGAACGCATTTGCCAAATCACAAGATGAAGACGATTTAGACACAGACCACATTGAGGTGTTGGGTTACAAAAAGTCCAAAAAAGAAAAGCAACACTTTGAAGCTATTTCTCGTATGGAAACTCAACTTGAAAGTCTAATCGAAGCCACTTATAGGGCATATAAAAAAGACGAAACACTTTCTGCTAAAAAGAAAGTGAATTTGGCTATCAAAGAAATCAATCGAAAATTGTATGAGGTTGAACAATTGGTAAACCAGAACACAAAATTAAAAACCGAAATGGGTGTAGACCAAGGTCAGTATTGGGAATCAACTAAAATGAGATTTTCAAAGATTTCGGAAAGAATGTTAAAGATTTCTCGTAAAATTAAAGAATTGGGTGCTTAATATGTCTTGCGGATGTAACAAAAATAAAAATTTAAAGGAAGCTCTTGAAGTCGATGACCTTGAGCAAGTCCGTTATATAATCCGTAGAGAAATTGCAAGAATATTCTTTGATTTATATCGTAAAAGACAAGTTTGGGAGAAATAATGAAACAATTATTAATAGATGTTAGTTTATTTGAGATTACACCTCAAATGTTGAAAGAATCACACGATAAAAGTGGTAGATTCATTGTAAGTGGTGTACTTCAGAGAGCTAATGCTAAAAACCAAAATGGTAGAGTCTATCCCAAAGAAATCCTTGAACGAGAACTCGAAAAATACAAGGGTAGAGAGATTAGAGAGAATAGAGCTTATGGCGAACTCGACCACCCTGAATCATCGGTAGTTGAATTGAAGAATACTTCACATATCATTCGTGATGTGTGGTGGAATGGTGATGATGTTGTTGGTCAGGTGGAAATATTAAATACACCTGCTGGTAAAATCTTACAAGAACTGGTTAAGGCTGGTTGTACTGTTGGTATTTCATCAAGGGGTATGGGTTCTGTTAAACAAATCAAAGAAGATGGTACTGTTGCTGTTGAAAACGACTTCGAATTGATTTGTTGGGACTTTGTATCAAATCCATCAACTCAAGGTGCTTTTTTGAGACCTACAAATGAAGGTGTCATTAAAGAAAGTGTTCAAAGAAAACAAACTAATTATACTAAAGCTAATACCATCATGAGAGATATCATTTGTGAAGTTGGTGGTTATTGCGAATGTGATTTTGGAGTAAAATAAAATGAAAATGATGTCATTATTAAAAGAAGATGTTAGTAAATATACTAATGCTGGTATTAGCAAATTTGCAGTAGCGATTGCTTCATTAACTACAACAAGACCTGATGCAGTTCAAAAATTCGTTGATACTAACGAGTTGAATATTGAAAAATTATACCAATTTCTTAAAAAAAGTAAGCTAGATGGTAAAATGGATTTTGTAACTGCACTTGTAGGTAA